CGTATGTGGCGTTTAGAAGCAATGATTATGGGGTCAACGGTAATAGTCGTTGGCCTCGCTGCATCCCTGTTAATGAAGCTATAAGGAACTACAATGGAACCTATCAGTACTGCCCTAGCTGGGATTGCACTTGTTAAACAGAGTGTAGACTTTATCAAGACACACATTAACACTGTTCAAGATATTGGACAAATAGCAAGCCAGATTGATGACCTGTTCACAGGCGAAAAGCAAGTACAACAAGCCCGAAACAAGAAGGCTGGTGGTGGACTTGGGGATCAGTTTGGGGTAGATACTGTAGCTAAGGAAGTCATAGATGCTAAACTCGCAGCAGAAAAGTTGCAGGAAGTAGCTACTATGGTTGACATGAGGTTTGGTCACGGTACTTGGAAGGGTATCTTGGCTGAACGTGCTAAACGATTACAAGAACAAAGAGAAGCTGAGGCTAAGGCTAGGCGAGAGATGATACAGAAGGCCAAGGAATTTGAAGACACTATGAAGACTGTTGGGTTAGTTACGGCTATCCTAGCAGTAGCCCTAGGTCTTCTTATAACCGTTATGGTTTCCGTAGCAAAGGCGGCTAATTATGTTTAAGACACTAGTACTAGCTTGCAGCCTATCTGTACCATCAGACTGTTGGGAGTTTAACGATACACGTGGACCCTATAAGACATACGATCAGTGTGTCTCTAGGGCTTACGAGATGGGTAATGACATCATGGAGATGAAGGGCTACGACTTGAAGCCTAAGATGTTCCGTTGTATTCAGCTAAAGGGTCAGGAACTATGAGTGTAGAGACTTTTCTAAAGTGGAAGATACTACCACGCTTTATGATGCTGTGTAGTACTGTGATGTCTTGGCGTTGTGCTGAGTGGTTCATGGCTTTAGAAGTCCCTACTGCTGCTCAGTCAGCCTTTGTATCTGTAGTAATGGGTGTAATGACAGGTGTATTTGGCATCTGGATGGGACACGAACACAAGGATCATAATAATGTTACAAGCACTAATAGGACCAGTGACAGGACTACTGGATAAGTTTATCCCTGATGCTGATGAGAAGATAAAGCTTGCCCATGAGATAGCTACAATGTCTGAGCGTCATGCTCAGGAACTAGCTAAGGGTCAGCTTGAGATCAATAAGGCAGAGGCACAGCACCGTAGCATCTTTGTGGCGGGTTGGAGACCCTTCCTTGGCTGGATACTAGCGAGTGCGATGGGTTGGCACTTTATATTTGCCCCTGTCACAATGTTTGTATGCGCTTACTTAGGCATAGAGATACCAGAGTTACCTGCGTTTGACATGGATAGCCTGATGACTGTGCTTCTAGGTATGCTTGGTCTTGGTGGCCTACGTACTGCTGAGAAGATAAAAGGGGTAGCTAAATGAGCCTGTATGAGAATATTAACAAACGTAAGAAGGCTGGCACTAGCAGACCTAAGAGTAAGTCTACTGTCAGCCCTAAAGCCTACGCTAACATGAAGGCTGGTTTTCCTAAAACAGACAAGTATAAGAAGAAAACATGAACCTAATTGAACAACTCAAGCGACATGAGGGACTCAAATTAAAACCGTACAAATGCACAGCAGACAAACTTACAATCGGTGTGGGAAGAAATCTAGAGGACGTAGGGATATCGGAAGAAGAAGCAGAGATGCTACTACAGAACGATATACAACGAGCCACTGTGCAGATACAAAGAGAGTTTCCGTGGACAACAGAGCTAGACGAGGTACGTTTTGCAGCCCTTATCAACTTTACCTTCAACGTAGGGATAGGGACAGTGGGCAAGTTCGTAAACGCAATGGCTCTGCTAAGGGACGGAAACTACGATATGGCAGCAGACGAGTTCCTGAACAGCCGTTGGGCTAAACAAGTAGGCCAGAGGGCTATAGATGTAACGGATCAAATCCGTACAGGAGAGTGGAAGTGACAGAAAAACAACTGATAGACAGCTTGCATGAGGCTGTCACCCAAGAACTACTACTAAGAGTACGTAGTGGGGAAGCTACAGCTAGTGAACTATCAGTGGCTGTTAAGTTTCTTAAGGACAACGGAGCATCCTTGGATGTCATCATGGCAGAGAGTCCTATGGCTAACTTGCTACAGGACTTGCCCTTTGACGTTGCGGAGCAGATGCAATGAGAGAGGGTCCTAATGCAACGCTAAAGGCAGAGCTAAAGACACTGACAGGGGGTAACTGGACTCTCATAGCCCCTGTTAATGTCCAACGTACTTACCTGATGATACAGAACTCTTATGATGCACACACTATTGAAGTAGGGTTTGGTACAGATACAGTACCCCCTACACACGGCTTTAAGATTGAGGGTGCTGTAGCAGGTCATAAGATACCTGATGTAACCTTTCAGTTCAGTGTAGCCCCTATAAGTGCTGTATGGGCTAAGGCAGAGGATACACACCCCCACAACATAGATGTGGTATATGATGACTGATGTTCCAGAGCAGCTTAAAGACTTTAGAAACTTTACATACCTAGTATGGCAACATCTAGGCTTACCTGAGCCTACTCCTATTCAGTACGACATAGCACACTTCCTACAACACAGCCCTAAGCGTTGTATCATTGAGGCTTTCCGTGGTGTAGGTAAGTCTTACATAACTGCTGCCTACGTAGTACACCAGCTACTCCTTAACCCACAGCTTAAGTTTATGGTTGTGTCAGCGTCTAAGGCACGTGCTGATGACTTCTCTACCTTTACACAGCGTATCATCGTAGAACTCCCTATATGCCAGCATCTAGTGGCTAAGGATGGACAACGGTGGTCTAAGATAGCCTTTGACGTAGCACCTGCTAAAGCCTCTGGCTCACCCTCAGTTAAGTCTGTGGGTGTCACAGGACAGCTTACTGGTAGTCGTGCTGATATTATTATTGCTGATGACGTAGAAGTCCCTAACAACTCTATGACACACATGATGCGTGAGAAACTAGGGGAGACTGTTAAGGAATTTGATGCTGTTCTCAAGCCCGATGGTAAGATTATATACCTTGGGACACCACAGAATGAGATGTCTCTCTACAACACTCTTATAGGTAGGGGTTATGAGATGCGGGTATGGCCCGCTAGATACCCTACCCTAGATCGCTCAGAGAAAGCCTATGGGAGCCGTCTAGCTCCTTCGCTGTATGATTCCCTACAAAATAACCTAGAGGCCGTGTATGGGCTTCCTACGGACCCTAAACGATTTAATGATGAAGACTTACTAGAAAGAGAACTCAGTTATGGTAGAAGCGGTTTTGCTCTGCAATTTATGTTGGATACTAGCCTCAGTGACGCAAA